TTGTCTCTGCCATCATTACTCCGACTTTAAAGCCGAATATAACTATCCTGTCCCTGGGCTAAAAGCTCACTCGATGGTATCTATCTTCTTGATCTTCTGTGCAGTAAGTATCGTCTCGCCCGCTTTGGGCACTCGAGATGTGACTTTTAAATACTTGGCCTGGGTTTGGCCGTCAAATGGGTTCTTGATATTTTCTATCACACGCAAAGTTTCTTCTCCCCGGCGCGTAACTTCATTACCATCGCCGTTCAGCGTCGTGACATCTGTCAGAGTAAATTTGTTAATAATTTCACTTGCACTATTTGCAATAGGCTCTGACGCCAAGGGAGCATTTTGTTCCCAAACTTCAAAATTTATCTGCGGTGCGCTGATGAATCTACGATACGGTGACGGCAATCCAGGATGAACGGGCGCAATAATATAACCCGGCACTTTGATGTCAAAGCTCATCTTGATGATGCGCTCATCACTTGTAAAGTCATCAAAATTATCATTATTTGTGAAAGTATTTTGCACAAAAGCAGTAAATTTATAACCTTTATTTGTTTCAAGAATGAACTCAGGTGCTTGCCCGTCAAATTTCATCATGAACGTCTCGATTAGCTGATTCATCTCTTGCATGTATTGTGTCCAGAAGACGACGTTGTAAGAAACACCAACGAACTTAGGATATGGAACTGTGATATACTCGTAGATGTTGTTTGTGAGATCATTATCTAATAGCTTAAATTTTTGCGGGTCTCTGAAGGACAGTGGTCCGCCCTGCCGTCTTGACGCAACTTCGCCTACAACGGCCTCCGTGCCAGGTGACGTGCTTGTAACTGCAATATGGCTTCTTGTTGCAACATCTTTCTGATTTTTCAATCGCAAATTATTGACAACTTTTTGGTAGTCGCGATCACTCTTATCCAATCTTTTCTTGATGTAGTAATCACCTGTCTTGCGGATACTGATTGCCGTTCCAAAGACATCGGCTTGCGTCTTGTGACCAATTGCGCCCCTCTTGATTGAAATTAGAGGCAAAATGAGCACATTATTTTTGTCACGAAGCGGATTGTCACGTCTAGTCAGCGCAAATCTTTCACCTGATGCGAAGATGACAGGCACTCGATTTGTCTGATTATTGACTTTTGTCTCAAATGCAAGATGTGTGTTGAACAGATCGAAGATAGCACGATCTATGTCTTCAATCCCAACTGATGGGATTGAAAAATCTTCTGGAACATTTGTGCCTTCGTAGCCTGTTTTAAGTTTGTCAGCCATGTTTATGTCTCATCATAGAATGCTGATCCGACGTTCTGTGGGTCGCCACGAGGAGAAACTTCAGCTGGGCCTGTGATCGGAGCATCAAGCACGCCGTTCTTTTGAAGGTCGCGGACATCACCCGTCTTTCCAAGGCGATTCTCTTCAAAGCCACGTTGCTGAACGAATGTTGTCTGCACTGAATCTGCATCTGAATACTCTTCTGATGTTGGACCCAGCACTTTTGTAATGAACTGACCTTTGCGTGCCTGCTTGCCTGATACAGTGATGTAGCTTTTATGCTCGATTTGCCCAAAAATGACGTCTGTTCTGGGTGCCTTAGTGATTTCAAAGAATGTGTCGCCGTAAGAGAAGAAGTCGCCTTCCTTCACATTGATTTGCTTATCGATGAGATCGCGAACTTGTATGTAGCACTCGATGTTGTAGTATTCTTCTGAACCAAATCGATTAGTCTTGACTTCTTGACCCGAGTATTTGACCAGTGCGTCTATTTCAATTGGATTTTCAAAGATCTTGTTGGGTGCTTCTTCGTAGACATCGTGCACGCGTGACTTAATTTCTGAAATTGAGTAATAGTAAATTTTCTGCCCGATAACGTCCTTGACGACCTCTTTCATGATGTCGTTGACGAAATTCATTTCACGTTCTGTTATAAAGAGACGTGCCATTCATCACCCTGTGAAAATTGCTTTGCCGTTTGGCGGAGGTATAAATTTCAATTGTTTGCTTAAATTTTCTGCTCGGGTGGCCTGCTGCTCAATGAGCTTGTCGTATGTCATTGTGTCAAGCATTTCTTTAAGCTTTGTGATGAATTCTTTCTTGTCTTCTCTGCCCTTGGAGACGAGATCAGCGCCATTAAGCGTCACATTTCCACCAGGCACTGGCAACGTCCCTATTTTGCCGCGAATCAAGCCGAGTGTTTCCATGGACAGCGCAAGCGTGTATTGTCGTATCCACTGGCGTCCTATGCTGTTGATTCGATTATATTGCAAATTTCCAAACGGAATGTTTGACAGATTTGAGACACCGTAAATTGATCGATCGGCGAACGCAGGTCGCACAGGGTCCTGCATAAATTTAACACGAATGAAGAGACGTGGCATGGGTTCTGTAATACGAGTAGGCATCGGATAAATTCTTATCTGCGATCCAATGACTTTGTATGAGTAATTTGATCGACGAACTCTATTTGATAGATCAAGCTGTCCTGCTCTAAGAATGTCTTCAAAGACGGGAAGAACATAAAAAATCGTCTCAGGCGTAAAAGATTCAAACGAAAATGAGTTGTTTAAGTAGTTGATGGCTGACGTTGTGTCAAAAAAGCGATAGGCTGCTTGCGGTGAGAAGTGGAACACTTCGCTAATTCTCATCTTGCCACCCATCGTGTTCAAAGATGCGCTGATGATTTTTGTTCCATCGGCAGCAACAAGCTCATTGTAGATGTCGTAATCTTGCCGTCCTGCTTCAAGGGGTATGGACCCTGAGATTTGGTTGTATGAACCTCCCACATCTGCTTCTGACGCGTATGGTTCGGCGAATCGTGTTAAAAACTCTAAACTTTCTCTAGGATACAGATTCTCTGATCCTGACAGCGTGCCAGTCGCATATCCTAGCCAATTGACAAGTTGGCTTTTTGCCTGATACTGGTTGAGAATTGATCCGTATTCGAAGCACGCTTCTTCAAAATTTGCCCATATCTGCTTTTTTGTAAGCTCGACCGACAGCACATCGTCGCCAAGTTTTCTTTTGACAAATGTGATAATTTTATCAGCATCTCCAATGAAGTCTGTCTCTAAGTCAAACACGCCAAACGGTGTGGGATTTGCTGTTGTTGCAAAAGTAGACATTGGGCACGTTCCTACAATTAGTAAGTATCGTGCCCAATGAAAAACTCAGAGTTGCTATTAGCCTTTACCGCGTCTTTTCTTAGATATTTCTATCGCTGCAAGCTGTCGAAGTGCGCCAGATTTTGTGTCGTGCGTGCCCAATCTCTTGCCACCTTTCTTGGGATAAACAGCCCATTTCCCACCAGGAAGAGAGACAATTCTTTCCTGCAGGATTGCACGAATTATCTGACGCAGCCTATCAAACATCAACGACGACGCTTTTTCTTATTGCTGCTAAATGGTAGGTTGACGGCTTGTGTAATAGTGATGCCAGGAACTTGAACATCTTCATCTTGCTGGTCAGCTGCATCGTCTGCAACAATTTCTTGCACATCTGTGCTTGAATCTTCAACAGCCTGTGTCAGCTCTTCGACTGCTGCTGCAATGACGCTCTCAACTGCACGTGTGTCATGTTGATCATTTTCTTCAGCGGGCGGCGCCTCAGAGCTTACAACTTCTACAACTTCAACGCTCGACACAACAACCTGCTTAGCATCGCGTCGCTCTTGCGCTGCTTTTGCTCTTGCCTCTTTTTGCCACCAACGTCTTCCCATAATTTTCTCCTATAATCATTAAATATCACTGCTAAGTGAAACCAGTTAAATCCCAGCATCAGTCGCAAGAATAACACATTACACATCATCGATGATGCTAAGATTTATTCAGACAGCACGCAGATGCGCTGCGTGATTTATTGACAGCATTATCCAGATCACCCGTAATCGACAATCTCAAGATGCGCGTCGTTGTCGAGGCACCAACGCATCGTGGCACGCCACTTCTCTCGATCGACAGGTGATGCATAACCCATCACCTCGTAGAGCGTCGTCCCATCGAGCGTGATGAAGTCGGGGACGTAGGTTCGTTCCACGCCATTTGGATCGACGTAAGGAATGCGGATCCCATGCTGCTTGGTGACCGGGATGTCCTTCTCGACGCAGGTGTCCAGGAAACGGGCCTCCCAGGAGGAGTGCATGTATTCCTCCTTGCCCGTGAAGGGATTGAGCTTCCACTCGGCCTTGTAGGGAGCTTGAGGGCCGATCTTGCCTTGCTCGAGGAGGTCGCACGCTCTTGCAGACCAGACCTTTTTCATTTCTGGATTTTCTTTCCACCAGCTATTCGACCAGTCTGATTTCTTTTGAATTACTTCAGGTCGCTGTGATACTTCTTTGCTGATCAAACGCATATTTTCACGATACTCTTCTGACGCCATGGTTTCTCGTCTTGTATCATTAGGGTCTGACCACCTTGTTTGCGCAGCTTTTGAGTATCTTTGCTTCATCTCGTTTGTGCGTTTCTTACCCTTATTTGGGCTATCTTCACCTCGTCGACCGAACATTGGATTGTTTTCACCTCGTGTTGCGTGTCCATCAACAAAGCTGGCGAATCCCCCTTTCTTCCACTTGAGATATTTGCCACATCCGCACTTACACTTGGGTGCTTCACCGCCGTGGAAGTGCTTGATCTCGTAGTCAGGCCACTCCAGGCTGTGAACTTTCCTAACATGTCTGGCAAGGACATTGTTTGAGTTTGCAACGAGGTCACCGCACTCAAGACAGCGCATCGTGAAAGTGACTCTCTTGTCATAGAGCGTCTTAGCAACATCTTTGTGATGGTATCCAACGTGGGCGCCGATCGAACGGGGCGTATTCTTTAGCATTGCGTCGCAGTAATCACACTTTACTTGTTCAACCATCGAATTCCTCTATTAGTAATTATATGGTCATGTGTGATTATGTTTTATAAAAAGGCATAAAAGAAGCGGGCCACCCATAAAGAGTGGCCCGCAGTTAACTATCTAATAGTAACTTAATGGTTACTTCAGATTATATTCATGTCGAGGCAGGTCACCGTGCCGTAGAAGTCGGATCTCACCATCTTCTTTCCGTAGCGGGTCATCACGCCCTTACGTGGGGTGAAGTCCTCGG